TCAAGAAACACTCATCAAGAGTGCCGCTGACCTAATCTCTGAAGAAACTCCTAACTATCAGCATGTTGCTGGTCGCTTGATCAACTACCATTTGCGCAAGCAGGTGTATGGACAGTTTGAACCTTGGGACATCAAAGACCTAGTGGTAAAGAATGTTGACGCAGGATTTTATGATGCAGAAATCCTTGAAGCCTATGACGATGAAGAATGGGGTAGGATCAATCGTTGGTTACAGCACAGTCGTGATGAAGAATTAACCTATGCGGCTATGGAGCAGTTCCGTGGCAAGTATCTAGTGCAGAATCGTGTAACAAAACAGGTGTACGAAACACCACAGATGTGTTACATGTTGATTGCGGCTACACTGTTCCAGCACTATCCAAAAGAAACCCGCATGCGTTGGGTAAAGGATTATTACAATGCAGTTAGTACACATCAAGTTAGTTTGCCTACTCCTGTTATGGCTGGTGTACGCACTCCTCAGCGTCAATTCTCAAGTTGCGTTCTTATTGAAACTGATGACAGTCTTGATAGTATTAATGCTACCGCTAGCAGTGTAGTAAAGTACGTTTCGCAAAAGGCGGGTATCGGAGTAGGCGCAGGGCGTATTCGTGCCCTTGGAAGTCCAATCCGCAAAGGCGATGCATATCACACAGGTGTGATTCCTTTTTACAAATTGTTCCAAGCGGCAACACGGTCATGTTCACAAGGCGGTGTTCGTAACGGTGCGGCTACCCTGTACTACCCAATTTGGCATTTTGAAGTTGAAGACTTGCTTGTGTTAAAGAACAACAAAGGCACAGAGGACAACCGTGTGCGTCACATGGACTATGGTGTGCAGTTTAACAAGCTCATGTATGAAAGACTACTCAGTGGCGGCGACATCACACTGTTCTCTCCACATGATGTGCCAGAAATGTATGACGCTTTCTTTGCTGATCAGGACCGCTTTAAAGAACTTTACGAAACAGCAGAACGCAACACACACCTGCGTAAAAAGCGTATCAAAGCAGTTGATTTGTTTACTGCGTTTATGCAAGAGCGCAAGGATACAGGACGTATCTACTTGATGAACGTGGACAATGCTAACAGCCATGGAGCATTTAAACCAGAAGTTGCACCTGTAAAGCAGAGCAACCTCTGCTGTGAAATTGATTTGCCAACCAAGCCACTGAACAGTGTGGATGATCCTGAGGGAGAAATTGCACTGTGTACACTTAGTGCAATCAACTGGGGTGCATTCCGTGAGCCACAGGAAATGGAACGTGCTTGTACACTAGCAGTGCGTGGACTTGATGCTCTGCTAAGTTATCAAAACTATCCAATACTAGCGGCAGAACTAGCCACAGGCAATAGACGTCCACTAGGCGTTGGTATTATTAACCTAGCATACTGGCTTGCCAAGAATGACACAAGTTACAGCGATCCAGGCGCCCTCGAACTAGTGGACACTTGGGCACAGCATTGGAGTTACTACTTGATTAAAGCCTCAGCTGATCTTGCGGAAGAAATTGGTGCTTGTCCTAAGAGCAATGAAACCAAGTACGGTGATGGTGTACTACCTGTGGACACCTACAAGAAGGATGTTGACGAACTGGTAGCACATGAGGACAAAGTAGACTGGCAGAGCCTGCGTGAGCAACTGCAAGCAACTGGTATTCGCAACAGCACACTGATGGCACTGATGCCTGCAGAAACAAGTGCGCAAATTTCAAACAGCACAAACGGTATTGAACCACCACGCAGTTATGTCAGTGTTAAACAAAGCAAGGACGGTGTACTCAAGCAGGTTGTGCCAGAGTACAGACACCTCAAGAACAAGTATGAACTGCTATGGGATCAGCGTAGCCCAGAGGGTTACCTAAAAATTATGGCCATTCTCCAGAAGTATATTGATCAGGGCATCTCAGTAAATACTTCTTACAATCCACAGCACTTTGAGGATGAGAAGATACCCATGAGTGACATGCTGAAACACTTGATTATGTTCTATAAATATGGTGGCAAGCAACTCTATTACTTTAATACCTACGATGGCTCAGGCGAAATTGACGTTGATAAAATGAATGCTAGCCAGCCACTGATGGAAAGTGTAAACCATATGACAGACGAAGAAGTCTGTGATAGTTGTGCAATATAACAAGGATAAACTATGAGCGTACTAAACCTAAAGAAGAATCGTGACCACACCAAAAGCCTAGCATTTTTAGATCCAAAGGGCGGTGTGGGTATGCAACGCTATGATACACTAAAGTATCGTCAGTTTGACAAACTAACCGACAAGCAGTTGGGTTTCTTTTGGCGTCCAGAAGAAGTAGATGTGCTTCGTGATGCCAAAGACTTCAAGGATCTTACTCCTTGGGAACAGCATATCTTTACGTCAAACCTAAAGCGACAGATTCTTCTTGACAGTGTACAAGGACGTAGCCCTAACATGGCATTCTTACCTCTTGTGAGCTTGCCAGAACTAGAAACATGGATTGAAACATGGGCTTTCTCAGAGACCATTCACAGTCGCAGTTATACACACATTATTCGCAATGTGTACAACGATCCTAGCAAAATTTTTGATGAAATGTATGAGATCAAGGAAATCACAGAGTGTGCTGATGACATCACCAAATACTATGATGATCTTATTCGATACACTGGATGGTATAATATGCTGGGCGTCGGCGAACACACAGTAAACGGTGAAAAAATCACAGTCAGTGAGTATGAGCTCAAGAAGAAACTGTGGTTGTGCCTTGCCAGTGTAAACGTGCTAGAAGGCGTTCGCTTCTATGTAAGTTTTGCGTGTAGTTGGGCATTTGCTGAACTGAAGAAGATGGAAGGCAACGCCAAAATCATCAAGTTTATTGCTCGTGATGAAAACGTACACCTAGCAAGCACACAACAACTTATGAAACTGCTACCCACCGACGACAAAGACTATGCTAAGATTCGCACAGAAACTGAAGCAGAAGTCACACAAATGTTTACAGATGCAGTAGAGCAAGAAAAAGCATGGGCCGACTACCTGTTCCGTGATGGTAGCATGATTGGACTAAATGCTGAATTACTTAAAGAGTACGTTGAGTGGATTGCAAACAAGCGTATGACCAGCGTTGGATATTCTAGCGAATTCAAAGGCGGATCAAACCCATTACCGTGGACTCAAAAATGGATTGCAGGCGGCGATGTTCAAGTTGCACCGCAAGAAACCGAGATAAGTAGCTACGTTGTTGGCGGCACCAAGCAAGACGTCAACGAGAACACATTCTCAGGATTAAGTCTATGATAGAAGTATACGGAAAACCAAACTGTCCTCAATGCGAGGAAGTAAAAACCATGTTGGAAATGTCCAACACCCCATACCACTATTACACACTTGACGTGGACTTTACCCGGGATGAATTGTTTGAGCAGTTTCCCACTGCTAGAACTTTCCCGCAAGTAAAGTCTGAAGGTGAAGTAATCGGCGGTATCAACGAATTCAAAGAATATTACGAACAAACACACTCAGGATCAGCAGAAGGTCAACTATGAACCTAGAAACAGGTAAAATTTATACATTAAAACTCAACAGTGGCGAAGAGCTTGTAGCAAAAGTACTAAAATCTGAATTTGGTACGCTACAGGTAAGCCACCCTCTTAGCATGGCTATGAGCCAACAGGGTATCCAAATGGTACCCAGTCTTTTCAGCGCAGACCTCAAAAAAGTGGACATAAATACTGCTAGTATCGCAATGAGCACACCGGCTCGCGATGACGTTGTGAAAGCATACACTGAAGCCACAACTGGCTTGGATCTTTCAACAGCGAAGCAAATGTTAGCAGGATAATCAATGCCCGGAGCAGTTAGAATAAGCGATGCAAACAGCGCAGGCGGTGTTGCCACTGGACCTGGTGCTCGTAGCGTGATAATCAATGGACGTAAAGCATGTACCAATGGTGCAAGTGTTACGCCTCATCCTTGCTGGCCTAAAGCAGGATGCGCACCTCATGCATCAGCTAAAACTGCAAATGGAGATACCAGTGTGCTCGCCGAAGGGATAGCAATAAATGCCAAAGGCAATAGTGATACCTGTGGACACGGTAGGGCAACTTGCAGTGCCGATGTAATAATTGGATAACTTATGGCAAACACTGGAGTCACAGGATTAAATCTCACAGTTGCAGGCGCACTACTTACCAATGGTTCTGAAAGCGCAACATTTGGAGCGGCACCTATTAGCAGTGTTGCAGGTGTGCCAGTTACAGTCACTGATTCTAGCACAAATGAAACTGTTTATCCTACTTTGTACACAGTGGTTCAAAATATTAACACGATACAAGATTTATCTTGGTACACACAACTTGCAGCAACAAATAGTAATATAAGTGGACTAGCAAACACGCTAGTAACCAATTGGAACACAATGTTTGACGGTGAAGGCGAAGAAACTTTTAGTGCAGGCTTTGACCTATTCAGCGGCAATGCTCTTGCAATTACTGGTAACCTTACTGTAGGCACTGTGGACAGTGTTACAGACTATGCACTGTCCTGGACCAGAGACACATTAGGTGGCAATATTGTAAGCGGAAATGTAATTGCAGAGCCAAAGAAATTTGGCACTACTTTAAGTGTTGCACTTGGCTACATTGATAGTGCAAACAGAGATATAGCCGCGGCCAACAATTTGAACAGCAATCTAAACACAGTGACTTTTACTAGTTTTGGTAGTATTATGACTGGCGAGTTTGATAATGTAACCATTGATACAACCAACTTTGGGCAAGACCTTGCAAACACCGGCAATCTAATAAGTTTCGCTGATATACAATACTTGGGCTATCCAGGACAATTGATAAAGAATTTAAATAACAGTGGCAATCTTGGCCCTATGCGAGCTAAGATTCTGGGAACTGAAGTTGATTTTAATACTGCTGAAAAATTAGGCGTATCTATTACAAACGAACTGCTAACTCAGTTTAGATTGAATAAAACACTTCCTGTTTCGCAACTCGGCTTGTCTGTTCAAGATCTGGCGCAAAGCGGTGCAAAACTGCCTTTGGCGTTCCAAGTTAGATTGTATGAACAACTTACTACTCTAACTGTTTCACAAGTACAACAAGTAAAAGCAATTCTTGGAGTTGATGTTTCTGATATTGTTATAGGCAAAGATCTATTTGATCCAGTAAAAATATTTCCAAACTCATTTGAAACATTTACCATGCTCACGTCTAATGGATTAAGATCGATTTATCTTGATGCTGATGGTACTGTTAACAGCCTTGCTGGCCAGTTTAGTGGTAACTTAAAAAGTATATTACCTAGCGATCTTGCATCCGCCAACGGTGCATTAAGCAACAGTTTACAACAGGTTAAAAATATTACTGAAAGCAACAGTGCTACAATTAGTAATTCGTTGATAAACGTTGAAAGCACTAAAAGTTTGAACTTGATCGAAGATCTTACATCTTATGTACCATCTGGTGTGGTAGATTACTTCAATGACACATATACTGTTAATAACAACATCAGTCTAAGCAGTGGCAATAGCAACACATTTGTTCTCAGTGATGTTATTGGTTTTTGCGCTGGATACAACAGTGCAGCACCTCTACAACAAAATGCTAATCTTCTAAGTAGTTTGCAAACAGCCGGTGATCTCAATGACTTGTATGTTGATAACGGAAGTAGTAGCAGTAGCACTGGAATATACCCTGTGATTGATTACCTGATTGATGGCACCTACGGCAGCGGCGCAACAATTACTATCCCAGCAGGAGTGTATGGGGAAGGTACATACACTGGTGGAGATTTTGATGCCGCGTTAGCTAATTGTTGGGCCAATGGTATTATTCCTGCTGCAACCAGTCTGGCAAGTACTTTGTATTCAGGGTCTACAGATATACAAACAGTTCAAGGCAATTATAGAAGAATACAAGAACAGCTTGCTCGTGAGAAAGTATTACATGACAGAATGGACTACGACATTACCACTACAGAAGCTAGTGATGGAGTAGCGTTTTCGCTG